TGGTGACCGATGCTTCAGCAGAGCGGTGCATTGCACACACCTTGCAAGAGCAGCTATCTGCGTGCCGCGCTGAACTGTCTAGCCTGCGCACGGATGTCGCGATTAAACATCTTGATGTGTTGCTGCTAGAGCGACGCATTGCGCGTAAAGATTTTGATCACGAAGACCGGCGAATTGGCGCTTCCCTGCCAGGCAAAAAACTTTAGGAGAACACTTATGGAAAAGATTATTCAAAGATTCAAGAGCAAGACATACTGGCTAGCCATGATCGGCGCAGTATTGTCTGTGCTGGAGATCAACAGCGGCTTCATCACTCAGTTTGTTGGCGCGGATACACGCCCGTATCTGGTTGCTTTTTGGCCGGTGGTCATGCTGTTTGCGCGTGAGATCACCACGACTGGGTTGAGCGAAAAATGAGGTGCCTTGTCCTCGCCCTACTGATCTCGCCCGCCTTCGGGCAGACGTTAGACCCGATGGTGGACTACCGCTACACCGGCGTTGTGGCGCGTGACGCATCAGGCAAAACACTGCGCAGTTCAGCGGTTATTAGGGCCTTCAAGAAGCGATGGGCCTGCCCGTCAACAGGCGCCCATATTGGATCGTGCCCAGGCTGGGCAGTTGACCACGTTATACCGCTGGCGTGTTCCGGGGCTGACGCTGTTTACAACATGCAGTGGCTGCCAGATCAAATCAAAAGCGCAGCTGGCAAGTTTTCAAAAGATCATTTCGAGCGCCGCATTTATGGCGGTCACTCCCTGAGTAAAGGATGCCCGTGAACCTTACGCTTATAGCCAGTTTGATCAGCGCAGCCGTAGCAGGTGCCGCAGGTTTTGGCTTGGCGTGGCGCTTGCAAACAGCGACGATTAACCAGATGGAGCTTGATGATGCAAACCAACGAATTAGCCTACAGCGCGCCGCTCGCCAGACAATTGAGCGACAGCAGACAGCGGTCATCGTGGCGCAGGATGCTGCGGATAAACGTCGCCGTGCTCTCGATGCTGTGCGTCGTAATAGCGATTCTGCTCTTGACGGGCTGCGCAACGCAACAGCCGCCGCCTTGCGAGCCGCTGGCGAGTCCCTTGATGCCTGCACTCGTGTTGTCAAAACCTATGACCTCGTATTCACTGAGTCTGCAAGCCTCAATGCGAAGGTGGCAGGAGATGCTGACCAGTGCTTCAGCGACCAGCAAACCTTGATTGAAAGTTGGCCGAAGTAACCAGTCACGCAGCCCCAGGGTCGTACCTGGGCACCACCGAGGGGTGTGGGCTGCACCCAGACAGTGCCTGGTTATCCAACCCCTCGGCATCTATTATCTAAGTTAGAATGGCGCACGATGCAGATTTCCGCGTTCAAAGGCCTACAGAATGTCTCCGACCCGCTTCGGCTCGGTATGGAGTGGCTCGTTCAAGCGGACAACGTCAACATCACAGACACCGGCGCGATCGCCAAGCGCAGTGGCTACAGCCTGAACCGCGCAGCCGCCTTTGCATCGGCCTACAGCACGCTCGACTTCTCGCGCATGTATCTGGCCACGGCTACGGCAATCCAGACCTTTGACGGCGAAGACATCGCCCCGCTCACGACGAGCGCCCCTGTATTCTGGTGTGAGATAAACAAACAGGTATTCTTCAACAACGGTACCGACAACGGCGTGATCATGCCCGACGACACCGTGTTGCCGTGGACCTGGCCGACGCCCACAGCCCCTGCGGTCTCTGCCGTCACTGGCGCGCTCCCGGCAGGCACCTACCAGGTGCGCTGTACGTACATCCTCCCCGACGGGCGTGAGACCGGTGCTGGCGACCCGGCCGAGATCACACTGACCGGGGGGCAGGCGCTGCAGATCAGCGCGATCCCATCCCTGCCTGGTCACGTGACCAACGTCTACATTGCCCCGGCTGACTCAGAGGTGTATCAGCTCTTCGCCGCCACGACCGCGACAGCGATGGTTTTCAACAGCTCACCCGACACCCTTGGGCGCGACCTGCTCAATGCTTTTCTCGACCCCCTGCCACCCAGCACTGATGTGATTCAGGCGTGGCGGGGGCGGGTTTATGCAGCCCAGTACATGGCCGCTGAGGACCAGACCGTGCTGTGGTTCACCGAGGCGCTGGGTTTTCACCTGTTCAACTTGAACTCAAATTTCATCATCATCCCGGGCCGGGTCCTCATGCTGGCACCTCACGACACCGCTCTGCTGATCGGCACCGAGAGCCGCGTATATGCCTACGATGGCAGCAAGCTCGACCAGGTCGCTGACTACGGCGTGGCGCCGGGGCAGCATTGGTCCAAGGATGACGAGCGGGTGCTGTTCTGGAGCCTGCGTGGCCTGTGCAGCGCCCTCCCGTTCGCCAACCTCACAGAAAAACAAGTATCCGTGGCACCCGGCGTTCGCGCTGGGGGCTGCGTCATCCGCAGCGGCGGGCAAAAACGCTTCGTTGCTGTAATTCAACAGGGTGGATCACCCTTCAATTCGCTCTAAGGAGAATCTGCTTTGACTGTACGACTTTCAACCGCCCTGCGTACCAACCTCGCCGGCACGACCGGCTTTGCCGCCACCTTCGCCAACGGGGTCATCAACATCTACAGCGGCACTCAGCCTGTCGACGCCGATGCGGCCGTCACTGGCACGCTGCTGGGCACTGTGACCCTGAACTCAGGCGCCTTCACTGACGGCGTCGCTACCAACGGGCTGACTTTCGCTGCTGCCTCCGGAGGTGTTGTCTCCAAGTCCGGCGTGTGGAGTTTCAACGGCATCGCTGCTGGCACGGCTGGCTGGTTCCGCCTGCGCGGCAATGCGGCTGACAGCGGACTGCTCAGCACGGTGCTGCCACGGCTGGATGGCTCTGTCGCCATCTCGGGCGCCGACCTGAATCTGTCGAATATTGTGATCGCCATCGGGGCGCCGACCACGGTGGACTCGTTCACCTGGACCCAACCGGCGCAGTAAGGCTCCTAAGTGGAGCATCGGCTGATCCTGGGCGGGGAGCAGTATCTGCCCTTCGCCCGTAGTTGCATCACCAAGCTCAAGAAGCTGGGGCTCGCCTACGCCAGTCAGTCGTATGAGATCGAGGGGGTGTCGATCAATGTACGCATTGAGCCTGGGCACGAGTACATCCGGCTGAGAGACATGGCAGCGAAGGGCGATTTTTGGTGTTTGTCGCGGGAGTTCGTCGGCGGGCAACCAGCGCTTTGCGCCTACTCTCTGGACGCCAAGACGATGAAGGCCAAACGGCTGGCCTCCATAATGCTCTCGCCCAACCTCGAGGCCTTGCCGGCCGGGGACATCTACAAGGTCAGGGCAGCGTGGGTCGTGGACGGGGTGGTTGAGACCTACCGCTCTGAGTCAGACCCCGGGAGTGGTGGGACCACCGACTTCGACCTCAGCTACACAAACACGGGCGGCCAGGTCTATTCGGCCACAGCGAGGTTCCCAGCCGCCAGCTCCGTCTACACGAGCAGTAGCACCCGGGGTGGTGCCCCGTTCCGCAAGCAGACCGAGCTGGTTAGCCAGACCCACCCTGCCGGCGGGGGGACAATAACCTCGATCCATGTGGCCACAACAACGAGCGGCGGGTTCGACCTTCTTCCCCCCACGTTTTCCTACCAGCGCGGCGCTCTGGTGTTTGCGGGCATTCAGCACGCACCACTCTATTACAGCAACTCGATTGACGGCGTCCTCCTAAGTTCCGACCCGCCGCAGACCAGCTGGGTCTATAGCCCCTGGGGTACAGTGAAAGCGCCTGAAGGGCTGGCCGAGGCGGACGCCATAACTCTTGGCCTGAAGCGCTATGCTCCGATCATGGCCGGTGGAGCGACAGGCCCGATGGACGCTACAGAGGCTTCGTACACCCTGTACGGGAAGCTCGCGCCGAGGGTCACGTCGGGCGCAGGGAAAGAGGGCTACCTCGGCGAGGAGCTTGATTACGGGTACTATCAAGCAGACCCCGGAACCACGATCGACCCCGCATCTAGCAAGTATGTCTGCCGCTTGTTCAAGGACTATTTCTTCGGGTTCGAGAGCGAACCCGGGGGGGTCATGGCCCGGGTGTATGACTACAGCGGCGCGGTCATAGCCGGGGCCCCCGTCCTCTATGTGCCGAACCACGCAAGCTGGCAGGGGATGCAGTCCTCCGCGGGGGACCAGAAGTTTCAGTCGCGGCGCTGGATAAATCCTGGTAAAGACGCCACGGTGTATGAGTGGTCTGGCATGCTTGGGGCAGTGCCCCACGGGTCTGGTGAGATGACCAACATCAAAACAATCGAGCAAGTGTTCGGTGCAGTAGACCTGACCTACCGAGAGAGTTACCCCTGGTTTGCCCCTGTGCATCCCTATGTCGTCGGTCCGGAGATAAGCAAGATGACACCCTTCTAAGCAAAGAAAAGAAATGTCTGATCCTCTATATTCCCAGGTCTCGCTGCTGCACAAATACGACGGCGCAAGTGGGTCGACGACAATCGTCGACAGCAGCACAAACGCCCACGTTTTTGCGCTAACTGGTAGCGCCGCGCTGACGAACGAGCAGAGCAAGTTCGGCGGGACTTCGCTTAGCCTGTACATGGGGTACTCCTCGGGGCTTAATAAAGCGGCCGACGCGTCCTTCCAGTTCGGCAGCGGTGACTTCGTCATTGAGGCGTTCGTGTACCTCCTGAACCGTAACTCGATCAGCCCGGTACTCAGCATTGGCCGGGACGACAACTACTGCTCAACCGGGCTAAAGGCGTATGTCGATACAGCCGGTATGGCGACGATGATGCTCCACAATGGGACCACTGCCTTCACAGTGGCCCACGATACTGCCGTTCCGCTGAACCAGTGGGTTCACCTGGCGTTTGTCAGAAGCGCCGACGAGATTCGCGTCTACGTTGACGGGGTTTCGGCGTTTTTCAACAGCGTGACGGGCGCTGTGAACTACGACGCTGCATTCAATGTTCGCATCGGGATACTGGTAGACATCAACAAGACCGCTGGGTATGTTGACAGCCTGCGCGTCACGAAGGGCGCGCCGCGGTACACGGCTAACTTCACTCCGCCGACCACAGAGTTTTCAGCATTTACGGGCACATACGGCGCAAACATTACTGCGCCGGCTCCAACCCTAGCGTTTGCAGCACATGCTGTTGTCATTCACGCTACTGCGTCCCTCCTGGCACCGGCCCCAACCCTGCGCGCCACCGCCCGCAGCAGCTACGGCGAGAAGGCCGCGTTTCTGACCGCGCCAAGCCCAACACTGTCCGCGTACGCTGGCGCGAACAGCAGAACGTCAGCACCTAGCCCGACGCTCGCCATCACCGCGACCGTCACCGGCTGGGCAGAAGCTGCAATCGACGCGCCAACACCAACACTCTCCGCCGCCGGCACCGTGCCCACCATGGCCGGCGCCGCCCTGACCGGCCCCAGCCCGAACCTGATCGGCTATGGCGGCGCGGTGTGCTCCATCACGCTGACTGGCAGCCCGACGCTCCAGGCCACTGGTACCACAGGGTCAATCGGCGGCGCACAGATCACTTGCCCGCTGTTCCAACTCTCTGCCAGCGGTACGGCGCAGAACCACGGCAGCGCGAACCTGCTGGCCCCAAGCGCAAAACTTGGCACTACAGCGCAGGCGTGGCTCGTCGCCCCTGGCGCGCAGCTGACCGCCATCGGCAGCGCAGTCGTCACAGCTACCTACGAAGCCTACGCGGTCA